GGCTGCCGTTGCAACCCGCTCTGGATCACCTGCGCCCGAAATATTTATTGGTGCGCTCACCGTAACAGTGGTGTCACCGGATATGTCGCCGGAACGTGCACCCATAATACCGGGAGAAGCAAATGCTGGAGAAGGGTTCATGGCTTGAGAAATGACGCCGTTGCCCAGCATCGCCACGCCTGGGATGGGGACAAAGTTTGGGTCGTCCATTTTGTCACTGTCAATCAGCTTTAAAACATGACTAACTCCAGGAATTGATTTTATTTCGTTAATAATATCGTCGATCCACCCGAATACCTTGTCTTTGAGCGTTTCGAGTAGAGTTGTTACTATTCCGGCTATTGCACCGATCAAAATTTGAAGTAGCGCACCGATGAACATCGCAACGGCCTCAAGGACAGCAAGAAGGCCTTTGAGAATAGCTGTGCCGACCGACTCCCAATCAATGTCCTTAATTGCTATGAGTAGGTCAGCGGTAAATGACATCGCGGCAATTATTGCATTGGCGATAGCGGAGCCTACATCAACGCCAATTTCCGCCCATTTGAATGTTTTGATCATGGATTTGGCCTGGTTGTACATTGAGATTATACCATTCCACAATGTACTCAAGCTCGCATTGAAGCCGCTCCAGAGGGAGGCAATCATCCCCGTTCCAGCTTCGCTCAGGTCCACGCCAAACCACTCTTTGAACTGAGCATCAATCGAACCAAGGAATGGAATGACAAGGGCATCCCAAGTAGTTTTTACGCCGTCAATAAAGGATTTGAGAATATCCTTTGCGATTTCAAAAAGACTCAAACCTTTCCATCGATTTTGGAAATAGCCAATGAAATCCTCAAATGCCTTGCGGGGGTCGTCCCATATCCGCTTGAATATGGCTTTGACTCGATAATAAAAACCCTCAAGCTTTACCCAAAGATCAGAGACACCCTTCCACAGCACGCCCAAAGTGGATTGCCCCGTCTTTTTCCACTCTCGGAAATCCTCCACTAAATAGCCTATTAGTGCGGACAGAAGCGCGGCCTTGATCAAAATTGGAGCGAAGACGATACCCAGCTTGAGTACGACAGCGCCGAGCAGCTTGAGAGCTGGAAGCAAAACCATACCGACCGCAAACGCAAGCCCCGTGACCACCTGTTCGAATACGTCCTTATTCTGCAATGTATAAAGGCCGATTTTATGGATGACGCCGAGAACTTTTTCCAAGTACGGGTTTAGCTTGGTTATCAAAATCTCTGCCGCTGTATCCAACATGTCGGCAATGCCATACCATAGGGATTTTAATTTTCGGGCGGATTTAGCCTGCTCTTCGCCATCAAGACCATGTTCTTTTCGAATGCGATCCTGAATCTCAAGATGCTTCTTGAGATACTCTTGCCCCATTTGCAAAAGGCGTATGGTATCTCGATCAAGGCCAAGTTTTTCACCTAAGTAGATTTGGTTGCTTTTACTAAGGTGATTCCACGCACCCGCGAGGTCGTAGAGGATATCTGTGACGCCTTTCAGTTCACCGTTATCATCGAGCGGATTGATGCGGGCGACGCCACTCAGTAGGGTTGTAAATTCTGCGTCCTCGACCATCGCCTTTTTCAGCGACTTGCCAATGCCGTCCACCGTGCCAAGGAATTTGTCAGCGTCGCCACCAGCGCCACGTATGACGGACGACCACTCCTTGAGGGAGTCGATACTGTCGCCGGTGTATTCGCTGAGGTCTTTCAGTTTAGCAGTCTTGTCGACGAAGTCCGATATAGCCTTGCCGACCTTGTTGATTGCAACGACAGCCGCGCCAACCTTGGCAGCGCCTGCCAATAGGCCGTCGACAACGTCCCTTGCCTTTTCTGCTTTCTGGACGTTGCCAATGCCATTAAAGAAAAATTCGATACCTAATTGGGCAATACTAATCATTATCGTTTCTTCTTATTTTTGGCTTCTTGCGCAGCCTTTTCATGGGCTTTGCGTTGGTTGTCGTCTGCGACAAGCAAGATTTCGAGCAAGTCCAGGGCATCCTCCAGGCTGTACACGGTGCGCAGTTCCTCCAGGGTGGCGACGCGTCTGGCTACGAGTATCCCTACGAGCGGATAAACGTTTCTGTATTGGGTGAGTTGGAATCCGGCTCCATGTCCACAGTTTTGAATATCGATTCCTTGACGCGTCCGAAAAAACCCAAGGAAACCCCCAATACCTCACCGAAAAGACTGAGCAGCGCCCCCGGCTCCTCAAATTGACCTGAAAGATTATGGGTAGTTAGTCCAACCAGTTCCGGACCCTTGCCGTCTTTCGGCTTGCCAACAACATACGCGAATGGAAGCAAATCCCCCCAAAGCTCCTGAATGGCGTTGACCGTCAGGCCAGGCATACGGAAAATGCCACCATCGGAAGCGAATTTCGCCAGCATGGCTCCGAGTTCGCTGACTGAGGATGCCACATGCTTCGGCAAAGGGACGCCGGCGTTAGCGAGAACAACACATAGCTTGGTCATCCAGTTCAGCGCGGACACACTATCCATCTTGAAAACTCGTATCCTGACCTCGCGTTGCCCATCTTTAATTGTTACGTCTTTGAAGTTGTTGCTCATGCATATGCTCCGTCAATGGTGGATGTATCCACGTAGCCGAAATGGAAAGTAATTGCCTTATTGGCGAGCGTTTCCTGAGCCCCGGTCAATTCCGGATAACTCACTAAAATGCCTTCATAAAATGTTTGCACTTCGCCGATTGAGGGATAAGTTACCTCGATCTCCCACGGCAAGCCTTCCAGGCGCGATTTCTGCAGGCCGACGCACTGGTTCACGACGCGCAGAAACGGGGAAGTCGGCAGCAGGTTCATCGTCACCTCGTTCGGCCTGATCACCAGGCCATAGACAAAGCGCCCGTCGACGCCTGTTTTAGTAACCGCGTGTTCCTTGTCGGCCTGGGTGATCGCGTCGCCATCGGCGAAGTCGGTTACTCGTGTGGCCACGGGGGATATTTCCGCGCACTTGGCATATACGATCAAATTTGTCGATGTGATATTGCCGATTTCGCGCGGACCGAGAATATTATTTACAGACATTGCATTCACTCCTTATGCAATCAGGTGATCGACGTTGCCGACAGGTCGAGACGATGGACGCTTCCGGCGTAGGTGTACCAAAGCTTATTCAGTGTTGATTCGCGATTGACACGCACTTCGGGGCCAGGGATTTCGACAAGGAGGTAATAACCGTTTCGGACAAGAAGCCCCGTGATATCGAAACCCGCTTCTTGGATGATTTGAGTCTTTTGCATCTCGGAAAGGCCAAGCCCTTTGTCAATGGTGCCGTTCCTGACTGCGGAATTGATGGCGTCCTGGTAGAAGCTGCGGACAAGCGCCTTGCCCGGTTCGTTGTAGGGAACCCGATTGCAGTAGCGCAGGCCAAACGCCGCTCCCGTCTCCAGCGCCGAGAAAAACCAGATTGAATTGACAAAGTGATCGATCCACTTGTATTCACCAAGGGTCATGCCGGGGAAAGCGAACTGGAACTTGTCGTTTCTCAGGGCATAGTTGCCGTAGAAATTTACCCGCTTGTCTTCCAGGGCGCGAGCCGTCACTGTGTCGTTGACGTTGTAGGGAAGCCCGGTCTGGAAGCGATGGGCAAAGGTGACGACAGAATTCCTGCCCTGATAATTGACCGACGCGATCGAGCCCATGAAAAACGCGGCATAGATGGATTCGCCATAGACAAACGCCACATCGACATTGAGATTACGAAGCAATACGGCGTCGTTGTCGGTATTGTTGGCGATGGTCAGTTTTTTGTCAGTATCCCAGGCAACATAAAGGAAGCTGTTGGGGTATAAGGTTTGCCATTTCGCCAGCGCCACCTTTGTCTCGGAGTCGGCAAGAAATGAAGTCGTGAAGCTGGCCCAATTCTGAGTCGTGGCCTTGACCGATTCCATGATATCAGTCGCGGCTTTGCCGCTAGACCCATTGCTGACGACCGGGCTTTTTTCAACGGTTAAATTCATGAGTTCGGCTATCGTGCCGGCAATATCGGTGATTGTTTCGCCGTCTTCTCCATCCGACCCAGAGGTCAGAACGAACGCCGAAAAATCACTGTTGTATTCGATGGTAGCATTGCCAATTTCGGAATTGTTTTCCGGCGCCGCCGCCTGAATGGCATTTTGCAGGATCAACGCCGCCTCGGAATAACTGGTGATGGTGGAAAGGTTGATCGGGGTGATCTCCACGTCAGTACCGGAAAATGAAGCGGTAAAGGTTCCCGACTGCACCGACTTGAAGACGGAAAGCGGATCGGTTATAACGTCGCCGCGCACCCATGCTGGTCGGGGTTGATCGGGATACGCGGCGACGAGAAGGAGGCGCGGTCGGCGCTCTGCCGTGTCGAAGCCGGGAAAATAGTGATTAGCAAATTCGTATTCGGGTGAGCTGGTACCAAAATATTCCCCGACGTCGGCGGCGCTGGGGAATTGCAGCATATTGCCGTACTCCGGCGACAACGGAATATAAGGACTGCGGGAAAGCAACAGCCCATGCATTTCCAACCCCTGCGCACCGGGCGGTAGCGTCCGGGGATAAACATTGACGATATACCTGATGTCAATAGCCATTACTGTGCTCCTCTGATGGTGATAGTAAGGTTGTCTGTCCACTCCTGCGTCATTGATGCCGTGAAACGCACAGCTACCGTCAATTCCGCTATGTGTCGAATCGCGTACTCGGAAGTTCCGTCCGGCTCGGTCGCATTGCCGACAGCAGTGACATTGACCAAGCCAACGCCTCCAAGTGCATCTTTGAATCTCTTGAAATACTCCGCCCCAAGTCCTGAACGATACGCGGTCTTGAGTGTCGCCATCATCTGGCCCGATTCAGGCCCGTAAATATCGACCTGGTAGGTAGCAAGGTTCAATTCGTTGGCTGTCCAGGTGCCGGGATCGGTGGTATTCGGATCGGAGTCGAAAAAATCAGTCCCAACGCTCACCGGCTTTTTGGACAAAGGCGTGAATACAATGTATGCGCGGTTATTGGGGAGGCTGGTACGGTTTCGATCCCCCTTGATAATGTCCCGTCCCTCGATCGACGGACAGAACTCGGCAAGGAATGACCTGATCGCCTTATTCAGTTCAACAATCGTCAAGAATAGCCTCCCCAATCACGCACGCCCACCCCTGCTTGACAAAGTCATCGGGACGGCCTGTCACTTGCCAGCGCTTGCCGTCATATAGGATGATGTCGCCTCCATGTTCAGAAAAGCGGTCGATAGGGCTGACGCTCTCATTGACCCAAAAGAGCCGCTGCTGAGCGTTGTCGTTGATACGGCGCACATGTTGTAATGACGAGGGGTCTGGGTTTTGAATTTGCGCCGTAAGCGTCACCGGGTCAGCATAGGATACAATCTGATTGCCCTCATCGTCCGTATCCCAGCCGAGATTGCGCAGTAGTTGGATTTCTTCTATTTTGTGAAGGAAATCCAGAGCAGTGCTCACCGCCACATTGAGATTGATGCCACCAGGCGACAAAGTGGACATTACACGCCCCCCTGTTTCTGGGGTACGCCATCGGCCAGTATATGCGTGATGGAATTCATCAAAGTGCCTGTGTGAACGAGCAAATGTCCTCTTCCCTTCTTGAGTTCAAGTGTCCTTTCCGCATTAGGGGCAAAATAATCTTCTGCGTTTTTGATCGTGTCGCGAATATCGCCTTCCATCAGAAAACCGACTCGCTCAAGGACAGCCTCGATGGCCAGACCCTTTCGAATCCCCATAGCGAACTTGTTCACCCACTCATCGCGCATCCGCTGTTCGGTCGACCGAAGGGCGGCACGAGCGGGCATATACTTCGTCCCATACTCGATCCAGAAAAATACCGTCGCTACATAAAGTGACTCGCCGTCCGTGGTATAGGTGCTATCAGCCAAAACACCAGCGAAGACCGTTTTCCGCTTCATATTCAGAAGTCGATCAAATTCCCGTAAAAACGGATTCCGTTTGAAATTCGCTGAAGTAATCCTGGTCTTGACTCGCATTGAATCTCCCGCGACTCATCAGGAACATAAAACATGGTTCGGTACTTCGCCGAGGCAAGCCAATACTGCTTGCCGTAATCAGACGTCAGCCATGGATCGGCGAACTTGCCCTGTTGCAAGGTGGACATGCTCATGCTCACTGAACCCTGCGAAGCGGAAGACACCTGACCGGTCAACCCGGCCCCGCGCCCTTCCATGAAGCATTGATGGGCGATAATCAGATTGTAAAATTCCTGCCGTTCATCACAGGGAACAAGCGACCCCTTGGAATTGTTCACAATCCTGGCGGCGAATTTGAAACGCCGATACAATATGGCGTCGTCGACGGAAGCGAATTCCGGATATTCGGCCCTGAAGTCATTGGCCGCGTTTTTATCCCAAATGACGACGCCATGTCGGCTTATCATTATTCACTCCGGGTCGAGCGCTCAAAAGTAGTGACGTTTGAGGCGATCTTGCCCTGCTCCAGCTGCTCAATGCCGGTCTTTTCGCCTGCCAATTCCTTGGCCTTGTCGTCGCCGTAATCGGCGTCCTCCTGCTCTGTGGCATAAACGAAATGGTTGCGGAACATATTCGTTTTGCCGTAAATCTCGACAATCCAGTTCCAGCACTCGACAGGTATGTTCGAGGTGACGTAGGGAGCAACCACCGGGCTCGACGCCAGCCCCCTGATTACGACAATACCATGGGTCGTCTCATAGCGAAGATCATGTTGCCACTTGCTGTAAACGCGGACAGTCTTCCCTGAAATAGGCAAGAAGTCCTTTTCGCTTGTGCCATCCGCGCCGATCTTTTCATAGGCGACGGTTTGGATTGCCGGAGTGTTTTCCACAGTCGCGGCATTTGCCGCATCCTGTTTTTTAGATTTTTTGGCCATTGTTCTTTTCTTTCTAAATGCCGATCATGGTGGCGATGGCAAAGGGATGATAGATGATCGATCCCCAGTTGCCGGCGGACTTCTTTTCCTGTGTAGCCGATAGCCCGCGCACAATACCATGGGAGCGCATGAGTTCGGTATAGCCAATCTCGCCGGTTTTATGTCCTTCAACAGAGACCGCGATAAGCTGAGCCATTTCACCCGCCGGCGTGGAATACTCGGGAACGTCGATCACTTCCAGATTAGGGAAGGCTTTTTTGAGCCGGTCGATAACTGTAATGCCGAATTCGTTGGTTTTCAAAAGGGATTCGGCGCGATTGGTGCTGATAACGAGCTTCAGTTGGGCGTCGTCCGGAATATGCCCGCGGCTCTGACGCTGCAATGCACCGCGCAACTTCTTGACGTCGTTGAAAACGCCAAGGGCGGACTTGGCCGTTTCCCACATGGTCGGGTTGCCAGTGACGGAAGGATCGGGATCGGGATTGATGGTCGCCGGCAGATTCGGGTTATTGGTCAAGCCGTAATTACGCAGACCATTGACACCAAAGAACCAAATTTTGTTGTGCGTTCGTTTGATGGTGTCGGCGGCGGCGAGTTCTTTTTCCGACAAAAGGTTAATCTTCGCCTCGCTCCATTCGGCAGCCTCGACGTCACCGACCGTCATGGTCGTTTCGAAGGCGTAGCTGTCGAAGCCGGGGAAGTTGTGATTGACATCGACAGAGCCGCCATGGCTGACGTCGCCATAGGTGTCCACCGCTCCGCCGATTTCCGACTGGATGAAGGTCGTAGTCTTGGTGTGCAGCGACCCTTTTTTCACTGTGCCGAAAATCTTTTCCGCCTTCATTGGGGCAAGAAGAACACGGATAACTTCCGGGTTCATGAGGTTCAAAAGATATTGCGGGATAGCATTGTTCGCGGACGTCACCGGAGCGGCGTCCATTGCCATTCTGGCAACGAGTTGCCTTTTTGCCCGCTCATCAAGCATGCCAACAGTGCCGTCACGCGGGATAATGCCGTATTGAATCGCTTTTTTAAGAAGTTCATTCATGAGAATAATTCCCCCAAATTTTAATCAATGTGTTTGCCTATGCGCTCCGCGCGGTCGAGGCCTTGACCATGCCCGTTTCCTGATCCACATCGCCAATGACAGACCAGTTCGTTTCTTTGAATCCTGAGATCGTGCTGCCAGCAGCGCCGGCCTGTATCTCGCCCGCATCACCGGCGCCATTCTCGGACTCGGCTATGCGGTAGAACAACTTCATTCGGCGAGCGACCTGCGTCATGTCCGCATTGATGAGCTGTACATGCAAATCGCCGCTGATGGTAATTTCGATCGGCATGGTTTTGCTGATGACATCCGAAGATTCCTGCTTGAGATCTTTTATCACGCCAATACGAATACGATTGACGATGCCGATAGCATCTTCCCCGCCAAGATAAGCGCGGGCCGGATTGAAGTTGTTTTGCGGGTTGGTAAGATCGCCAACATTGACAAAGCGGCCAATCGGTATGTCTTCCCCTGCAATCACAGCCGCGTTATAAGTGTGGTTGGCCGAGGCGAAACTGCCGGAGAACCCATTCGCCGGGTACATATTTACCTGTTTCTGAAAAGGCATTAATTTCTCCTTTAATGACTGCTTAAACAAACCTACAGAATGCGTGTGTTGACCGAAGCAAAGGGATCGTCGATCTTGCCCGTATCAGCCACGCTATCCATCGCGGCCGCATATTCCCTAAAGCCAGGTCTGGCCGAGAGTGCAGCATCGATCATGCCTTTGAGTCCTGCAAGATTGATGCCCTCGGGAGTTTGAATGTTTTTCGCCGACAGTGCATAGCGGTAAACCGTTTCCGCGCTATCCATGGCGCTGGCTCGCAATTCACCAACAAGAGGCCGCACGGCGTCCAAAGCGGCGTCCCTGGCTTGGTATTTTTCGGTCAGGCGTTTTTCAACGATGGCAAACACGGATGCCGAATCCATTGCCTTATTGTCCTGAGCCTTCTTCGGCTCCGGTTCCTCGTCATTCGCGCCGCTCTTTTTCGATTTGAGTGCGGCGAGACGTTTTTCAAGCTCGTCAATTTCGGAATCAATATCCGAATCCTCAGCTTCAACCGGCTCGCCCTTTTCAGGGCTGGTGCCGGCTTCGCCGGACTCGTCGCCCGCCTTTTCGGGTTCATTTTCGCCATTGTCTTTCGCTACTGCCTTGTCGTCGTCTTCATCAGCCATGCCATCTCCTTTGTTTATCTCTTCCCCTGAATCTGCAACTTTAGCCTCTGGCCCTACTCGGCCTTCTTTTACAAGTGCAACGTGGTTAAACCGTATTTCAGTCATTTTCATGTCGTAACCAACGCCGCCGAACATCCCGGTTTCCATGATCGGCCTGTATGCATACCCGCAAGAAAGCCCGGTGCGTTCGCCTGCCTCGATTTCGTCAATGATCATGCTGTCGTAAATTACAAGGCTGGCGACAAGATACGGGCTTTCGAAACGGGCATCTGTCCCAATTGCGCCAATGACGCTTGCCGCATCGTAATTAGCCGCATCGAAATTGCCATCATGGGCGTTCAATAGAGGGATGCCGTTGATAGTCGGCAGCGCCTTCTCAAGTTCTTCCGCCGGACGATACAGCATATACTTGGTATTCGGATCAAGGCCCAGCGCTTCACAGCCCGCGATCTCATGACCAAAGTACGGATCAACGGATGACTTCGATAAAACGCAGTCCTTGACGTGGAGATACCCGCCGGCGGGGTCTTTCCAGCGCTTCGAGTTTGCCGCATCCAGTGCGATATGGTTCATGCCGCGTTCCTTATGAGCAGGAAATACTCTTCTTCTTCCATAAATTCCCGGATAATTGGCTTGTAGTAGCATTTGCAGTTAGGCTCATACCCCGGCCATGTCCTCTTTAACTTGATCACGCCACCCTTGGCCCGGTACTTCAGCAATGCACCTTTCCGTAAATTGAAAACAAGCGCCTTTTCTCCAGCGGCTACATGGGATGCACGGGCTTGCATCATGGCGCCACTATGCACCCATATACCGTGAGTAATGCCGTTCTGGACGCATCGCAGCCGCGAAATCATCCCCGTGGCCTTGTGGTTCTGGTCGCGGGCGATAAATGCGGCTCGTTTCTTTATATCCCCCTTGAAATCCTTGAGATGCTTCAACGCCATTTTGTAAAGAGACTGCAAATCGTTGCCGCCCGCGCGGATGGATTTTTGCATTGCCTCTTCGAGTTGGTCGAAATACTTTCGCGGGATGGTTTTAATAAGCTCGATATTTTCCCGCAGTATCGCATCCGTGGCGTCCAGTATTTCCTTCGAAGGGCGATAGGTGACACTCACCTTCCCGCTGCCCGACACTACCCTTTTGAGAACGCGTTTCGATTCACCATCTATCTCGGCCGTGAACCACGCCGCCATTTTTTGGTTTTTGCCGTCAAACGTCTCGCTCACACCCTTGACGAGGTCGGGAGGAAATATCCTTCTGCCGTCTGCCGCTCCGACCAGAGCGCCCGGATTGCCGTCAAACCACTCTTTGACTGCCTGTTGCATTTCATTTGCAGCAACGGCAATCTTGCGGCGATACTTGGCCTCGATCTGCTCGTTAGGCAGAAAACCCTCAAGAGCTTTGAACTGCCGCAGAATGCCCCTTCGCCGCCTCGGCCTCTTGCTCCGCTTCCTGGATTGCTGAAATGTCCTCTTCTTCGTCATCGGCGTCTTCTTCATCCGGATCAATAAAACCAAGGCCCATATGCGGGTCGGCTTGCAACTGTGTCCTCGCCTCTCTGCGGTTCAGAAGGCGTGAATCAAACAGACCAGTAATGCTCGTGGTTTTTTGCGAACCCAGTGTTGATTTTTCCATGTCCGACAGCTTGAAAGTGCTATTCCACTTGATCTTGTATCCGCTCATTGGCTCCCAGCCGGCATGAAGCTGGAACAGCCGTAAGCATTGAGCGAGATTCTTGTGGAGGATGTTTTTCTGCATCGCCTGGACGCGTTCGGCATGCAGGAAGCGCTCATTTTCGCCGGTGGCGTTGAAACCCTTCGGTGGCGTACCGAATATCCGCGATATAGGGCGCCGCACGATCATTGCGATAAGCTCCATATTGAGCGTGACTATATTGGCCAGTTCCGCCAGATTGGTGGTGATCTGCGCAAAGTCTTCCTCCTCTTTGTCGACAACTGCAATGCCGTTATTGGAGCGCGTCAACTGCATCAGCTTGATGCGATTCCTCAGACTGGCCCGGTCATCCGCGCCCGCCTGCAGGGCTGTGGTCAAATTTGTTTTGAAATAAAGAAGCGCGTGGTTGTCGATTGAATCAAGCGAGGACAGCCTCGCCCGCTCGAAGCCGTCAACAAAGGGCTTGATCATTTGACATAGTGGCAACCCCATGAAGTTGTATGCCGGCTTCAAAAGCGTCGGCAATTGATTTTGCGCGAAATAAAGGAAGCGGCTGCGATGCACTTTTCGACCCATGATCGACCAGTACAAAGGACTGTAATAGTCCGGATGAAGCGGATTTTCGTAATTGGCCTCCAGTGGCTGACAATTCATCGCCTCCACCTTCCGAAAACCACGCAGTTCACCTTCCCTGATGGTTTTGGAATCGAGTCGAAGCTCAGATTGCAGAATCGCGTCTGAATCGTGCCCTTTTATATCAATGAAAACCAGGCCGCCGCCGTCCCAACCAAAATATGTCTTCCACCAGTCGCGAAACAGGCCGAGGATATCCCACTCTTCATTGGCGATATCCACGAGCTCTTTGAGTTTATCTTTATTGACATCATCCCTGGTTGACTCAAGTTCGAACCCTTCGGAGGTCATGTCCTCGGCATCGCCGGTGATGATGTTGTCGTAAATAATCCCAGTCTTCGATGTACGCAGTGCCGCAATGGCTGGATAACCCATGAAGGGCTGAATATCGTTGCCCCATGCACCTCCCATTGACGCCGCGATCAGGCTCTGTACCTGCGGACTAATACTCGCATCAAGCGCCACGCTGGAGTCCATGGCTATCTGCGCCGGCGCAAAAACTTCTTCAAGGGTATAGCGCTTGGCGTTGGGATCAATGTATTCAAGAAGCGCGGCAAGTTCTGTGCCAACGGTAAATCCATTCATAGCGCCACCCTCCGCAGGGTCGCCATATGGGCTTGTGTCTCCATGTCCTCGATAAGTTCATCTGAAACGTCGATCAAGCCGCGCCCGTTGATTTCGGTATCGAAGGCATAGCGCAATGCGTCCATACAGTGATTGTTTTTGTCCTCTGGCTTGCGAGTGACTTCCTCAAGCGTTTTATGCACATGGTATTTATACAGGCGGAATTCCTGTGCCGTGTGTTCACAGCGCGGATGTACGACAATCTTTTTGAAGCCTTGCAGATAGGCAATCCCATCCTCAATGGAACCCTTTTTCTTGGTGCAGGGCTTTACCGGTATCCCCCGGCGGCCAAGATAGTCAATTGTTTCCGGCCTTGAGTTGTCGCCAAAAGCCCGCCGCCCATCTAGGCCAGGTAGATTATCGCGAATAAATTTGGCGAGGTCATCCAGGGCGATTTCATGCCCGTAAGCCTCATGATCGATATACAATGCCCCCTCGAAAACGAATGCCCGCACCCCTGCGGTGGGATCGGCAGAAAACCCCCAGTCCAGACCAAAAAATATCCGTGTGTTCTCGCCATTGGCAAAACCTTCTTCGGGCGAATCAAACGGCTCGATCACGACATTTTTGTAGATGAGGTTTTCGCTAAGCTTGCGGCACTCGCCTTCCCATATCCACGCGTATGCATCCTGATCTTGCTGGAGCAGCCATAAACGCTCACGATCAAGAACATCGGGGAACCATGGGTTATCCTGCCAGCCGACCTTCCGAACAATGGAGTCTGGCGGTGTGGCCTTCTTGATGAACCTATCGTAAATCGGGTCTGTTTCGTTTTCAGGGTTGAATGATGCCCATATCTCCGAACCCGGTTTACGAATGGTCGGAATCAGAATATCAAGGCTATCCTGTGTGATTGTTGCCGCTTCCTCGACCCAGCAAATATCGACGCCTTCGGTGGATTTGATCTCCTGCGTATTGTGGCGGATACCCTTGAATATGAACCTGGATCCCGAATGCCGATGAATGATTTCTGATTTCAGAATATTAAACTCGTTCAAAAAGCCGCGCTGATTGATCTTGTTTTCCAAAAGCGCATGCACCGAGTCGGCGATTGAGTTCTGCAACTCACGGGCGCACAGGATAAGCAGCTTTTTCTTACGTGAAAGAATGACCAGGGCATCCGCGAACTGATGCGACTTGCCGCCACCGCGACCGCCATAGAATACCTTGTACCGATGAGGCTCATACAGGCCGAGGAACGCCTCCGGTACTTCGACCTTAACTGTGGCGGCAGAGGACTTAGTCAATTACGTTTCCCCGGTTTATGCGTGTCGAAATCGCCGCGAAGATAAGCGTCAAGATTTTCACGCGATACGCGATACGGACCATGAGCCGCCGCGCGGGTCAAATAACCCTGGCTCACCAGCCATTGCAGACGATTCACGGTGAGCCCCGAATAGTCCGAAGCTTCCCGATAGGAAATTGCGGCGAATTTGAGGTAATCCTCACGAAACGCCTTGTACGAGGCGTTTTTGTGATTTCGGGTTATTGGCCTTTTTGTCGTCGCATTCATGTTTCTTTCTGCCCTTCACTGTATTAACCGGAATGATCTGCACATCCGGCAACTTCAAGGTCACACCGTCAGGAATGGCGATCTCCTGAACTTTCCCGTACCCGCGTCCCTTGCCCCTGGTTTCCAGAATGAACTTTATGGCGAGAAAGTTCTTCTTGCCGATCAGATGCATCAAGCCCATTTCGGCAGCATCAAGATTGAATTCGATAATGTTTGGTAACGCTTCACGTACAGCCTTATGCTTATCAACGAAGCGTTTTATAGTACTGCGATCTACTCCAAGAAGCTTGGCGGCTCCAGCGTATATGCCAGCGGATTTTTCCAGGGCGTCGATTACTTGCTCCTCGGTAAACCTGGACTTTCGCGACTTATCCTTGGCCTTCGCCATAACGATTCACCCTATTTGTGCAACCAACCCCTCCGACTTCCGCCCTTCCGAGTGCTCCCCTTGCTCATTGCTGATGCAGCCATTATCACTCCCCTCTGAAAAAATGAATGTAAATGCGGCCCTTTTGGTCGCGTTTGTGTACATCCTTGCCAGTCTGCTTTTTCACTTCCAAATCGCCGACATCATCAAATGCCACGTTGCCGGTAATTGTTTTGTGATTGTTCTTCTCCCAGAGCTCCGCACACAGATCGCGAAAATGAGTCTTGAGCCGTTTTCCCGACCGAATGAAACTTCGGTCGGCGCAGGCAATGAATGAATCGAGCGTAAATATGCCCTGCGGCAGGCTATGGTCTGCGGTCAAAACGCGCCAATACTGATCGAAGCTGATAATGTCGGAGGGCTGTTCGTCGTGACAGAAGTTGATGAAATTTTGATTAATGGGAAACAGCTTTTCGTAGGTCTGGTAAAAGACATCGAAAAAGCCCGTCTTTTCCGGCTGGGCGTAGGTGTATGTCTCCATACCACAGGCACGCGCGTGATCAAGGACGGAATAGAGATAGCCAAGGCGTTCGTCGTCAATGTTTCTTGCAGAATACCTGGCGACGCGGGCAAGATATTCGGCACCGCCCAAGGCTGAAATATCGTCAGCCGAGTAGCGCTCAAGCTCCTTGCTGTTGACGTGCAGGATTTCACCCCAAATGCCATACACGCCGATTGCGGCCAAACGCTGGATCAAACCCTTGTACTGATCTGCGCTGAAATGCCAGTCACAGGGATTTATGCCGACAACTACCCTTTGGCCAGACTTGATGATGTTTTCGATGTTCCTGATACGTTGCTCAATTGGCGGCGCATTAGGTGCTATGCGCCGACGTATGCTGTCGTCGTCCGTCTCGATGGTGAAGTACCAAACGCATTTCCCGCCGGGCGCGGCGCGTATGACGCGCTCGATCCGTTCGTCTGTCCCGCCTTTGGTCTGAATGGTGAAAGGCTTGCCGAAGGCAGAAAGAAGATCGATAACCTGAACAGCATACGGCCATGCGCCAGGCGCAAGCGGATCGGTACGGTTGGACAGGAGGACGGGATAGCCATCGTTCAAAAGCTGGCCATGCAGCGTTGTTTGTCCCGATTTGCCATTGAGGATATTGGCAAGGGAAACGATACTGGTGGTGTGATCCGCGTCACCCTTACGCAGGCGGCGCGCGAAACAATACGCGCACTGATACCCGCAAGCGCCGAGGGACATCTCCAGCGGCACCGGGTGGATCAGGAATTCGCCAAAATAGGGTTTAAGCATCGCCCAAAGTCCTCAGTAATGCGCAAAAGGCTGCGCCGTCGTCTTTTTTCTTATTTGCATCCTTGAACTTCACCCAGGCCGCATACTCGGCGGAATCACGATCAAGAACAAAGGTCATCGCTACCTTTGCTGCAGGCTGGGCAAAGCCGCTTTCATCCCCTGGTTGCGGCATCGAGTCATTACTCCCCTGCTCATCAGTCACGCCGAATTTTCCCAGCCTGCCGGTCAAGGGCTTAATGTCGAAATCAACAAGCGGCTCCAACTCCATTTCGCTAAAGCCGGTCAGCGTCAAATCGAAGTCGAAATCTTTCAACGCCTTTAATTCACGCTTCAACTGCGCTTCGTCGTTCTCGGCCCATGTCGCTGTTTTATTCGCGGCGACCCTGAAAGCTTTGGCCTGCTTGTCGGAAAGATGATCGGCGATTACTACCGGCACTTCCTTCCAGCCAAGAAAACGCGCAGTCTTCAAGCGCAAATGGCCGTCAACTACCTCGCCGTTTGCCTTAACGACCACCGGAATAATGAAGCCGTATTCCTTGATAACCTCCGCCATTTTTTCAATACAGTGGTCGTTTTTGCGCGGATTTCCAAGGTACGGCATCAATCTGTTGATGGGCCATAATTCGAGCGTATTAATGGAGCGTTGCGTTTGTTGCCCGCTGCTCATGATTTGACCCTTTTTCTTTATCCTTCAATTCTGACCAATAGACCGTATTTTTCGCACGATCCACACGGTAGCCACGCTCGGCAAGTTCTTTTGCCATCTCCGCATAGGTCATTTCACCACCTCCAACCACAGCCAGGACGAAACAAAAAAAAGACGCCGCACGAGGGTTACGAGCCTCTCGTACGGCGTCTTGAATATTTGCCCCGCGACGGTCGGCTTGAAAGGGGAGCTACCCCTATTCGCGCTTATCGCCCTGGCTACCAAAAAGTAAAAGATCGACGGCTGAAAATGAATCCAGCGCATAATTCTTAAAGAATATGTTTGAGACTATCCGAGTGGTTGCCGAAAACGCTTCGCTGTTCGGCGTGTTTTCTTCCCCACCCCCAAACCCCCCTCCCCATCGGAGCCACAATGCTCATGGAAAAGGTGTAGAAACGAGAAAATCAGTTCCGTTTTTTTGCTCAAGCCCAAGCTAGATTGTCGTGTCAACTATGTTCGGAGTTGTACAGATTGAAAGGCGGGTTGTCAATGTTGTTGTGCGATTTATCGTAAATTTAGTGAAAAAATCCGATAGTGAACGCTCACAAGTGAAGTTTATGGTTGTTTGCGTTCATTTTTTTGTTTTGATTATTCGGCTTGCTAGCCACATCTTCTTGGCCTTTTCGGTAAGAAAATAACGCCCGCCTGCAATGTCAATCAATCCCAAAGCACGCAATTGAACTGTAATTTGATCTAGATCACTTTCATTTACTCCCCATTCGGACTGTTTCCATCATGACGCTTATGCAAAAAGATACCAGCGATTTTCCTGGCAACTTGCCCACTGAAGAACGTAATCTTGGGATAAGCTTCATCGGCCTGACTCAGGCCGGTGAGAATTCGTTCGCATATCTCAAAGGCTTTGGTGTAATAATCGAAAATTAACCTTTCCTTGCGGACGATATAGCGCTCATTATCGTCGGAATCTGGAACATTGAGGTTGCCCGCTGCATACATGTCGGCGAGTAAAAAATAACTGAATGGATTTTCGTCACTAAGCGATTGGCGGGATAGATCAGCAGCTTTATTGTGGCGTTCAGTATGGAACCCATCCCCGCCCTTGATTCGATAGATCCAAGCCAAGGCTGTCTGCGCAACTATATCTCCACCTGATGACAATGAAATCAGTGCGGCTTCATTCTCGTTACCATCGAAGTATTCCGTTAGATAATGGTAAAATGCATTCCGCTCAGAGCCTTGGATTGCTTCCCCCGCAAAACAACCACCGACCATAAGCATGATGGAAATCATAAAAAAGCGCACAATTTACTCCCCCATCAATTTCCTGTCTAAATTTGAACGGGCGTTTCACTATCCATAGAGGATTGATGACGTTGAACCTCATGGTCGATAGCCATTAAGATAATGTTTTCAATTGAATAGACATCTTCTATTGACTCGATAACTACACGGCTTTCCGCCATTGCCGAGGGTGGTAGCAGCTTCATCCCTTCCGGAAGAGCATCCTTGACACGTTCAACCGGAAGATCAAACCCGAGCCAATTTGTACTCCATTTCGAACTTATTGACTCAACAGAAGCTCGCAAAAACCACCATGACGGCTTGTTGATATATATGCCAAAATAGGCACTCGTGTCTTTGTAGCCAATAGTGGCAGGAACAAACCGGCGTTGGCTTGGTTCATAGACCTTAATTGACTTGTCTTGGGCAACCAACTCAAATAATGTTTTTACCTTTTCAAACAGATCAAGTTCATCTGCTGTGGTAATGATTGTTGTCTTGCGTGTAGACTCGGATGCAGTCTCCGATTCGGAAGTTTTCGAATCTTCGATCAAGGGGCGATCCTCAACCCGAACCACTTCGTCGGCTTTGGTTACTTCCTCATCCAAGGCAGATACCGAGCGTCGCACAATATCGCGAATAACACGGGTCAATGCGTTTTTGACGATGGGAGTAAAACGGGCAACCACATTGCCGTTTACTATTCCTGAATATATAACCTTATTGTCGACATCTTCGCTTTTCAATATCCACCGAATAAGCTCCTCGTCTGGATTTCGTTCCTTTAGATCAATTGCACCTTTCAAAAAAGCGGCGATTTTCGCCGTATATCTGAGTTCTGTCGCATACGTTCGCGTGGTGTCAATGATAGGTTGCCCTTTAATAAAGCGAGCCATTACATCCAATCCTTGGTCAATTGAATCAAGGCGAGCGACATGAAAAGGCGTATCATCCATCACGTTTTGATCGGTGGTGTCAGTAAAGAATCTCCATTCAACTCCGTTTGTTAAAATTCCAAGAACCACAGTTTGTGTGGCGTTAAAATATCTTGCCAATTGCCCTTGATGTCCATCAAGCGCACAGTCGGATGACTTGGTTTCAATGTAAATAATTGGTGATTCATCACGAAACACCGCGATATCAACCTTCTCTTTTTGGCCAGCCTTTTTAATTGCAAAGTCGGCTTCGTACTCAGGGCAAACCTCACGCGGGTCCCAAATATCATAACCAAGGGCCGAAAGCATTGGCAGGACAAGAGCCTGCTTGGTTGCTTCTTCACCACGGCCTCTTGTAGCCTCCACACGCGCTAGAATTTGTCCCGTCACCTCCTTAATTCGTTCGATTGACATTACCGTTCCTCTCGAAATTGATTGAGTAATGGATTTTACTTGATATAAACTGCACTGATATATTTAGTAATTAATCATGTAAATGAGTTATTAATGGAAAACATTCCGTTTATATTAACATATTACCAGTTAATGAATTACAAAAATTAAAAAATGGTTTTATTGAAATAATCCTTGCAATACATATTCTGCAATGGTATAGCAGATAGAGTCATGACCTTCTTTTTCTCCCTAGGGACATTGTCTACATCTTGCAACGGAGGATATTGTTATCGACAATCAGAAAAAAAGTAGCACAATCCAAAGTAGTGAGGGGAATCGTCATGAAAGGAGGTCATTATGCAATCTGATGACTATCTCCGTCCTTATTTGCTGCAATTTCGAGAATCTTTGCAAGCTCTTGAATATGCTTTGAACAAGCTATTAGGGCCTCCCGGTCCTGTTTTGCGCTTGCATCGCCCGAAAAATGACGAGCCGCCCTTGAAAGAAGTTCCTGAACAATAAGACACTTAATTGCTAAATCTTGATCAATATCCCCGCTGGCTGCGGCTGGTGGGGTATTTTCAAACCATAGACTTTTCTTCACAATCCCGAATAGCTTTGCAATCCCACTCAAATACACATCGCCAGGTACATTTTTACCAGCTTCCCAAGCAGCCCACTGCTGCTGCGAAGCGCCAATTTTTTTGGCACACTCGCTTTGTGAAAGTGGCTTTCCTTGACTATTTAAGGTAGCTTCACGTAATTTTTTTATGTTGCAACCTATGGTCTGCGATAAGGTTACATCATCATTAGTCAACATACATAATTTTTCCAGTAATTTACCTTGACTACATAATATTTTTATGTATCATACGTTCATAACAAGATTACACGCTCTTTAAAACTGTTTTCGCTCAGCACTGGTGCTCAAATGAACCGTAAATTCAAATGCTGTCGTTGTTCGTGTTGCTGTTTTCGTCGGTCTCCAGCACTTGCCGAAGCAGGGAGGATATCTCATCTTCTTGGTCGCTGGCTGAAAAAGAGGCTAGGCGATGCTCAGCCCGCTCCAAACGGCGACCAATAATAGCAGCCTGATCGGCAAGAATTGCGTGCACTTCAGATTGTTCATCCAATTCGCCGATGTGGACCATTAAATTATTAACTATCTGATGTACCTGGTTTAATTGATGCTGAGTCTCATGAAGTTCAACGCGAAGCTTCATATGAGCAAGAACAAATGGCCGAAAAAATTCTTGTAGGTTCATCAGGGCATCCTATATACGGCAGTTGCGTTCAAAACACGAGTTTACGCTCATTGTAAACACCCTTTGGATATCATGCAAGAAGGAATAATATATGTCAGTGACGCTTGAGAAGAACACGAATCCCCGCCACGGCTTTGAGTCGAAAACATACTGGTCGACACGAGAGGTTTCCATTCTGTCTGGCCGGGCCGAGTCGACTATACGGCGCTGGATTGCCGATAAGTGTTTTTATGCTCACTCAGACAGGACTTTGTTTCGAATCTATGCCCCCGACTGTCGGCATTTTTTGAACACTGGCGAGAAGCGATACACACCGCTGCATAGACAACACGCTACCACGGCAACCTAATACCTTCAACCCACTAATTTCACCTTTCCCGCGACAGTTGACGCCTACAGCGTTTGCCGAAGGGATTTTGCATCAACGTATTAATCATTAATACATTACGCCAGTACCAACATGCACCGTGTTTTCAACTTTTATCAGAAATCAAGGAGAATACTATGCGCTCAGACTTTCATGAACGGCGGGAAGCAAGACAGGAACGGTATGAAAAAAGGGCAGCAAAGGCCAGGGTCGAGTCTGGCGCTGCATACGAACAGGCCCGCAGGATAGCCGACTTTATCCCCATGGGTCAACCAATCCTTGTCGGCCATCACTCAGAGAAGCGCCATCGTCGCGACCTTGAAAGAATCGACAACGGCATGCGAAAAGGTAGGGATTTAGCAGAGAAGGCGGGACACTACGAAGCCAAGGCCGAGTACATCGACAACGACAAAACGATCTACTCTGATGACCCCGACGCCATCGCTAAATTAAAGGAAAAACTCGAAAAGCTGGAGCAGAAACAAGTCGAAATGAAACGGGTAAATGCGGCTTATCGCAAGGGAAAGCCCGCCTTAATGGCGCTTGGCATGTCAGAGAGCGCCGCAGAACGCCTTATAGAGGTCACCGAAAAATCTTGGTGCAAGCGACCGTATGAACCCTTCGAGCTGTCCAATAACAATCAGAATATAGCGGCGATCAAGAAGCGCATAAAACGGCTAGATATCCTGGAAACCCTGTCACATGAAGAAATCCCTTTTGACGGCGGCAAAATCGTTCAGAATCCCGAAGACAATCGAATCCAAATCTTTTTCGACGAGATCCCCAACCAGGACAAGCGCACCAGTTTAAAGCGTTCTGGGTTCAGGTGGGCGCGATCAATCGGCGCATGGCAACGCCATTTGTCGAATGGCGCATTATGGTGGGCCAAGGACATTGTCGGCCTCAATGCGTAAGCAACCTGACCCCCTCTACCTCTCCTACTACCTCCTGCGTTGTGCCGCAGACAAGCGGCGCAACCAGGCACGCCGGGAGAAGTTCAGGCAGGCGGCCGCAGTACTACGCGACCTTGATTTAAAGCTGGCAAACATCGAAAGGGAAAACCATGACAACGACTCTGAAAACGAACGCTACTAAAGGGATCACGTTGCGGCCGCTGATGGCTGGTTCATTCGAGATTCGCTACGCCGGGCAGAGAATCGGCGACCTGCGTTTTGACGGCAACAAGGACGAATGGCGTGCCTCCCTGGATTGCCACGGCCGCATTGAACACGGCGATATCAGGCACGATAAAGCAATCGGCAAGAGCCTTGATGCGGCATTTGCCGAAAATGCCGGCCGGTTTTCTGTGCTGGTGGAGTTGCACCACGCTCTCCAGGCAGGCGTTGAATTTGAAGACTAATCACCGCGTTCCCATGTTCCCCCAATTATCCCCCAACATGGGAACGCATTTCAGGAGGCAGCGCAATGTCCATATACGACGAATACGAATTTGCCTTTGATCACCATGTCACCGACACGGCAGGCAATAAGCGTTTTCTCACTGTCTGCGCCGACCTGAACTCATATGAGGAAATCGACGAAATACTTGTCTTCGATGACCGAGAAATCGTTCCCATTCCCTACACCGAATATCTGCGCCTTCAGAACTTGATTTATGAATACCAAAAACAACGCTTAGCAAATGTCTAGGGCGGGTTTATGAAAAGGAGAGTTTATGAGCAATATAACGTTATACGAAAAGATCGACAATCCAGCAGTTTTGCAAAACCTACAGGCGCTCGGAAAGGAGTTTTCGGCGTCAGGAATACTTGGGATCAATAATCCTGCACAAGGAGTCGTGTTGGCAATGACGTGCATAGCTGAAAACATTACGCCGATTGAATTTTCGCGAACTTATCACGTAGTCATGGGGCGGTTGACTATGAGAGCGGATGCAATGCAGGCCAAGTTTCAGGAGTCCGGCGGAAGGATTGAATGGATACGCTCTGATGAAAGAGAGTGCGAAGCGAAATTCATTCATCGTGATTATGCTCCAAACGGCGTGATGCTTAAGATCACTCACAACGAAATGGTGGAAACTGGAGTTGCCAAGGACGAAAAAGGCAATATCAAAGGAACATGGAAAAAGCATCCCCGCCAAATGCTTCGCGCTCGAATTATTTCTGAGGGTGTAAGGATGGTCAATCCTTCGATCGTCGCCGGGTATTACACGCCGGAAGAAGTATCTGACTTCGACGACAAACCCAAAAGTCGTGGCAACCTCCTACCCCCAAAAACCAAACCCGAAGAACCCAAGGACGCAGAGGCAACAGTTATTGACGACGCTGCACCGGAAACAAGTGACACCCTTCTGGCCGCAAACGAAAAAGCGGTCAACACCTACCTTGAGCAGGATCGGAAATGGATAAACGTCGGCCAAACCTGGCGCGACTTAAATCCCGCCCATCGTGACGTTATCGACAAACGCCTGCACAACTTTATCAAAAAGGCAAAACAGTATACCGAACAGCCACAGGAGACAGTCAATGCGTGAACATCATTCCACCCTTTCACCGTCGTCATTCCCAATGCTGGCGAAATGCCCCTGCTTCAAGGCTGGCGAGCCTGGAGAAGCGGCACAATCAGGAACTAGGCAACATAAATATCTTGAAACATTGTTAAAGGGAGACGCCGTTGTCAGTTTCAAAGACACAATCAAAAGCGAAGTAGAACAGGCCGAATGGGCTGCGGACTTCATCCGTCTGCACACCGGTGATAATCGCCTGATCGAGGAACGCTTGTCCCTCATTGATGACGAATTCGAAGAGATAACCTTCGGTACACTTGACGTCGTTTGTATGGCTAACAGAGCACAAGGCGACAAGCTCGTGGTTATGGATTATAAGTCGGGAGAGGATCACGGCTATTTGCCGCAAATGGCTGTTTATGCCCGCATGGCAATGATTCGTTTTGCTGTCGAATCATGCGAAGTCTACGAGCTGTACGGCCGAAGGCAATACCCCAAGAAATACGATCTCAATATTTCAGATACAGATTTCATTTTCGATATTATCGCCGCGACGAAAAATCCTGAAAAACGGCCGTGTCTCAACGAATTTTGCAAATGGTGTTCTTCGCAAGGTAAATGTCCCCAAACAGTCGGCGCAATAACGAAAGTGGCGACCGAATACGAGCCGGGAGGCGAAATTGCCACCTTGCCCATCGCCACCGTCAAAACCTGGCATGCTTCGCAGATCACAGATCCCGGACAAATGTCTATGGTTCTTACCGTCGCGGAATATATCGGTAAATGGGCGGATACCGTCAAGGCACACGCCAAGGCGGCGGCGCTGAAAGGCATGGAAATACCTGGATATATCCTCAAGGACGGTAACCAAAAAAGGGAGTTTACCGACATCACCGAAGCATACAACGCCAGCGGCCTTGATGCCGACGAATTCCTTGCCTGCTGCACGGCGTCTGTCTCACAGGTCGAAAAGGCGATTGCACGAAAAATAGGATTCAAAACGCCGACAGCCAAAAATGCGAGGGATTCGATCAATAGCGCCATCGGCGGTGTCATTATTCGCAAGCAAAATACTCCGTCATTAGTGAAAGGATAAAAAATGCCTGTATTGAGAGCGGAAGGCCGGGAAGGCTATACCAAGTTGGAGCCGGGAAAACCGTATTTTTTCAAAGTCATTGAGGCGGAGGCGAAATACTCACAGCGTAGCGGTGACGATCAGATCCAACTTGTTTTGTTTGTCGGTGACAAAAGCGGGAAGACTAAAGTTTTTGAAACACTGACATTCAGCGACAAGGCATATTTCCGTATCGAGCATTTCTTGAAAGCAGCAGGAAGATACCCCGGCGACGGCATTGCCGTTTATTTCGACGAAACCGACGTTATCAACCTCAGCGGCAGATGCACCATCAGGTATGAGCTAAATGAGAAAAACAACAAAGAGTATGCAAAAATCGATGATTGGCTTTGTGCTGACAGACAGACGCCAGTTCAGGAATGGATTGAGCGCGCGCAACTAAACACACAGCCTGAGTATGCCGCGTCGAACGATCAATACTCACATTACAACAGCAGCGATCGACAATCTATTAATCCCGATGATATTCCATTTTGATTTTCCCCGGCAGTTTGTCGCTATTTCAAAGGGTTCGCTATGGGATATACCGTTTACACGCAGGAAGGCTGTTCGGAGTGCAAAATAGTCTGTGACAAACTCCAGAAAAAATACGGCGTGATTGAAATACTGACTTGGGAGACGTTGCTGGCATTGGCTGACCCTATGCGCCGTGCCGACCTCATGACTTTAATCTCAATGCGGGAGCGTGACGACCTACCAGTGGCGTTTCGTGATGATGTATTGGTCGAGGTTGAGGATTTGGATATATGAAGAAGCCCACGAAATGCCCGTATTGCGCATCAAAAGTTGTCTGCAAGGACAGCAGCATTATTTACGGCCGCAGTTATGGGCCAGTGTGGATTTGCTCCAACTGGCCCAAGTGTGACGCATATGTCGGCTGTCATCCTGACACAAAAACGCCATTGGGACGTCTGGCAAACAGGGAATTACGCGCCGCCAGGAGTAAAGCCCATGCCGCGTTTGATCCATTGTGGAAGTCGCGTGTAATTCGCAGAAGCGAAGCATATCGGTGGTTGGCTGAAAAGCTTGGAATCCCTCTCAGTGAGTGCCATATCGGCATGTTTGACACTGGTATGTGCGAAAAGGTTGTTGTCGTAGTGGAGGAAAGGCAGAGATGTCCCAAATGACACTTTTTGGATCGACGCCAAAACAAGCGCCGCCGACCCCATTGTCACCGCTACCAAAGCCCCGCGCTCCGACAAGTTATTTCGAAAAGCTGAAAGACCCACAGGGAAAGGCGGACAAGCGCGGCAAATACGCTTATCAGAAAATGCACGAAACAGTATCGAAATTGCCGCAGGACATGCAGGACTTGTTTCACCAAATGATCAACCTGAATTACACGGTAAAGTTTTTACCGTTGCTTGAAACACTGAACTCGTTCAATAAACTGCACCTTTTTGACTCGGAAGATTATCGCCGGGCGACCGGGAACTGGGTATAGAATGCCAAAAGACGATCACCCACGCGCTTTTTTAATCTATCCCTACGACTTCCTCTTTGACGACAAAGTCGATGCCATGACGCACCTTGAATTTTCGGCATATATGCGTTTACTCTTCAAATCTTGGTATGAAAAACCGGTAGCCAGCATTCCGACAGATGACCGGGACCTTGCCCGCATGACGCGCATGTCAGCGGATCAGTGGACGGAATGTAAAGCCGCCGTTTTATCATGCTTCAAGCCTTGTTCGGGAAAACGACTTATACAGCCGCGACTTGCCAAGGAATACCAAAAACTCATGGCAAAAAAGAAGATACGTTCGGAGGCAGGTAAAAAAGGCGCTGATTCCAGGTGGGGAAATGATGATAGCAATGCTATAGCAAACGCATGGCAAACGCATGGCGATGCCATGGCAAAGCCAGATGAATCGCATGGCATTAAACCCAATAACCCAATAACCCATATAACCCATAACCCATTAACCCGAAACGTAAAAGATATAAATAACCCAATAGGGGGTTTGGGGGAAAACGACGCCGCTCCACCGGCAGAAGCGAAACCACGGGTTTTTGATTTTTCTTCTGAATCGGGTTCATGGGTTGGGGGTTGTGAGAATCCGAGAGAAGTTCCGTGGGAGAAGTTACCAGAGTCAGTGATATTCAAGGTTTTCGAGGTTCTCTTTATTACCAACCAAGTCAGGGATGTAAACGAGCTTCGCCGCGTTGTCAAGAATTCCAAGACGACTCCCGCCAGGTGGACTGCCCTTTTCCTGGACAAAGTGAGTTATGCATGGGAGCGGCTTGAGGATGGAACCCGACGAATCGACGCCGGAGAAATCGACATAGTAGGCATGACAATAGCGGGTTTCCGGCCGAAAAACGGTAAGCCACCGCAGGAACCATCGAATTCAGCCACTGGACTTTTTCAGGAAATCTTCTTCGACGTGTTTATTAATCCGGATGAAAAATCGAAGAAATGGCGTGATTTGACAAACATCAACATCGCGGCAGAGCTTGCGAAACGCAAAGGAAAACGGAGGAAATGATGCCTAAAAACTGCATAACCTGCCAGCAAAATATAGACGGCAAATGCACGAGAACGCTTTGGCCAAGCAAGATACGATCCGAACGGGGGGGGTATTTCTGGATGTATTCGCAGGGAATAACGAGATTTTGAGCAAGCGGGTTAGTCGGTGCAAGATGTGGGTCGAGGCTGTGAAAGAGGAAATGAAAACATGACTTCGGACGAACTTAAATACGCCGTCATGCAGTACTGGCGATTCAAACGGCAGGCTTTGTACATTGCCACCGAAGTTGGCGGATATACACCAAACATCAAGGATGTACTTATGGTGTGCGGTAAAAGCATCGTTGAAGTCGAATGCAAAGTTTCCGCTTCGGACTTTCTTGCCGATTTCAAGAAGCGAAAGCACTTCTACTATGCCGAAGGCGTCGAGTATTACAATACGCCGAATCGCCTGTATTATGCCGTCCCGCATGATCTCGCGATTAATGAAAGTGTTTTTGATCAGTTCCCGAAATACGGCTTATTGCGGGTCTGCAAGCATGATCGATTCGCCGGAGAGTATGTCGTGAAATTCACCAGAAAAGCACAGGAGATCAAAACCCAACAGTCGCAAGGCGAGCGTATGAAAGACGCGCATGATGTGATCTTTAAACGCATGGCATCGGAAATAATCAATGTGCACAGGCGGATGCTTGCCAACTAAAAAGCGCCCTGCCGCCGAAGCAGCAGAGCGCCCATCCCTTGGCACTTCCCCAGGACGATGATAGCAGAAAGGATATAAATGAAAATTGAAAAACTTACATCGGAACAAGAGGAAAAACTCAAACTGTACGCCCAAATGGGCATTGAAAAAGGGCTCTCATGCGATCCAATCGATGAAGATGCGGCGCGGACATATTCCCAAAAGCTCATGACGTGGCTTGGCAGGGATTACGCGGGGACGGTCATCGTCGATAGCCCACTGTCCGCATGTTGTGCGCTTCCGTTTTTGAAAATCATCGAAAACACGATATTGCCCGCCAAGCCGGCTCAGGTCGCGGCTCAGGTCCGGGCTCAGGTCTGGGCTCAGGTCCAGGCTCAGGTCTGGGCTCAGGTCCGGGCTCAGGTCGCGGCTCAGGTCCGGGATCAGGTCCGGGATCAGGTCTGGGCTCAGGTCTGGGCTCAGGTCCGGGCTCAGG